TACATTTCGGTAGTATCCATCACCCGTGGCTGTTCCAGACCAGGACAGTGACATAGAGTTAATAGAACCTAACGGATACTCATTGACCGATCCAATAGTAATAGTCAAATCATTAACACCGTCGTCGCCACCTAAGCGACTTCCTTTGATAATAACTTGATCACTTGGGCGATAGTTTTGTCCTCTATTAATTACAGAAACCAATTCATATACACCATCCACTACTGTGATATTAAAGAACGCACCAAATCCTGGACCAGGGCCGCCGTGCATGAATCTTACATAACGGTAATCGCCTTCGTAGATTTTAGTTTCGTCAATTCTAGTGTCCCAATCTTCTAAACGTACCCAACGTCCTGTAGGATCTGTGCTTTTATCTTTGGTAGCATAGACTTCGATAATGTCTTGGTAATCTCCCTCGTAAGAAACACTCATAGCACGTTGTGGTGCTGTGCTGTAGTCGTCGTTGATTATTGTACCAAAGTTTCCAATTTCACTGACGAAACGTTTTCTATCAAACTGCCAAGCGAATACTGTAAGTTCTTCTACAAACTCTGTGGGCTCATTAAATCCATCAAGTATCTCAGCAGTCAAAGACAAGTTAAAGTCTGCATCACTGTATAGTAATCTTTCACCGTCGGCATTTCTTAAGAATGCGGCAAATGTTAAAAGTTGCGGATCTAATTTTTCAATTAAATCTTGTGTTACTACTATGCTTAATAGTCCCGGCTTTCCTAGTATAGGTTGACCTGTTACTGTGAACACGTTCTTTCTTTCTGCATCAAAGAACTTAACAACAACTTCATAGCCCATAACATTGTCTCGGCGGTTGTCGCTGTTCCTAACTTCGAACTCTATGGTATTATCAATACCTTTGTAAATTTTAACTTTTCGTTGATACACTTGTCTTAACTCCGTGTTGAACCCAGCCACATCTGTAGTAACTTTAATCCGATTTGGTACTAAATAAAATGAAATTTTTTGCATTGTAATTAACAATCTCTTAAGTGTATTTATGGTAAAACTAACGGAAGATATAAGAGCAAATTTCCCATTTATTTCAGTGGTTCACTACGGCGGGCTAGAATATGTGGGTATTGTAATAAACCAAGATCAGTATGTCACTAGCATGTTTGACTACGAACTCTTGCGTACAGACGAAGATCGCAAGGTTTTTCTTGAACTAGGCGAAGCATGGTGGTGGGAAAGTAATCGTACTATTCCTATCACAATTTACATGCGAGCAGAAATGGAGCCTTACCGTTACGCTATAAAAACCATGAATACCAAAGATGTTGATATTGTGTTTGGCCCAACTGTTAATTTAAACAACATTGCAATCAAGCGTGTAAAACGCAAAATGATACAATTAGTTAAGCCGGGCAAGCGTTAACTATAACCGTAACTAATTTGTTCGCAGATCATATTCATCTGCACTACTACAGCCTGAGCATAAGCCACTGCATGGGCTTTCTTAAAGAAGTACTCACCGTTCTCTGGCTTGGTCCAGATCTCCTGCCCAATCTCCGTCCAAGTCTTCCCAATTAGGTGCCTCTTTGCTGGGCGGATCAAAGCGAGACACATTGCCAATTCTTCTATACTTGATGGTTTCATCTGCTTCATCAAGTAGCCATGCCCATTTACGTGGAATAGTAAATCCGTGAAACTGTCGTCTTGTAGTAGATCCCATAGTGGTTCCTGATTCATTAATTGAGTGAGGTGCTCTTCACTTTTTACACCTTCGTAGATTCCTACGTTCAAAAAATCAACTTTAAAATAACCTCTATCTTCTGCTTCTTTATAATCTATTGTACTTATGTTAGTCCTAGCATCTCTAGGTATGCTGGTAAAGTATACACCAGTGTTGTGCTTTTTAATATCCGTATCTTCTTTACGTGCGGCCACAGCGTGTTCAAATAATTCTAATGCCTGTTCTCTGTTAGCAAAGTCAATGTCGATATCTGGCATTATAGATTTCCTTCCTTGACTACTTCTGCTACCAACTGCAAATCTAATGGATACTTTTTAAATCTGCTCTTCCAGTAATCTGGATCCATGACTTCAAAAATAATACTCAACTGTTCGTCATTGAGCCTGCTTAACATTTCTCTGCCTGTGGGACTGTTTAATACCAACCACGGAGTGACCTTACCGTCTTTGATATCATAGACTGCACGATTTAAACTTACATACTTGAAGTAATGATTCCACTGACTGTTATTTGCATCTGCCCAATCCATCATGGTTTGAATACTGCGTTGGATTGCAATCTCGGCAGGTTCCTTTTTAATAAAGTCTAAAACATATTTGTAGTAGAGTTCTTCTCTGCACCAGTGATCTAATTTAACTCCGCTAGTAACAATAAAATCAATGTATCTGTCTGGATACAAGGGATTTACATTGCTGAGGAAACTACCAAACTTTACAAAGGCATTGTAGTAAGGACTACGAGCAAATTCGTCGTAGGTCTTAATGTTCTTTGCCTTTTGTGTCAGTTGGAAAAACCTTACATAGGTTTGATAACCCAAGATGACATGCTTCTCATCCTTGGCCAGGAACCTACGTTTTTGTTCGCACATGTGAACAGCCAGGGTATTTTCTTTCATAAACCCTGCACCGCAATGTTGACATGAATATGGTTTTTCTACTGAAGTCAATTTAATAGAAATTCCTTTTTTCTTTTGGAACACGTCTAAGTTCATACAAGTTTCTTAATTGCATTATCATCCATGCCCATGTTCTTGGCATACTCTTTTATATCACTCTTTGTGGTCATTTGTGCCAACAAGTCGAGTTCATCCTGTTTCATGTTAGGATACATTTCTTCCAGGACCTTGTGTACTTTACTGTCGCCGCCTTTGGGCTTAAACTTAATATATTCGTGAAAGTAATCCTTCTTTCCGTTGCCAGTCATGCAAACAAGATACCAAAGTAATTTAGGATGTTTGGTTAATTGAAAGAAGTTCTTGTTGTAATATTCGTTGGTTTTTACAACAGCCATACCTTGTAAGTCTGTGTCAGAAGTTCTAACGTCAGACGCATACCTTAACAACAGATAAAAACTTATTTGTTTTTTCTGTTCGTCTGTGAGATCATCCCAGAGATCTTTTGCTCTGTAATCTATTGCACCAGTTTCGTCTGCTATCGTTAGTTTATTGCTCATTTTTCTTAATCAAGTTATGTATTAGTATAGCACGATTCAAGACCTTTTGTAAAGCAGGATTGGTTTTTGCAGTTTCCCTAATGCTTTTCCAAAGTCTTGTTTCCTTTGATTCGATATAAGTTTTGCGACCATCTCCGGGCTTGTTTGGATCGTAGTCCCAACCAACGGCAAATCGTGTGCTAGGATCTGAACCAAACTCTCTAGCGTAGGTTACACCGTCTGCTCGTTCATAGATATATGTTACACCTGGCTTTAGTTGACCCATGTTTTTCCTTTGAACTCATCTAAAAAATATTCTTTCTGATTGCACCAGTAGTCTGTAAAAATTACATCTCCTGGTCCAGTCAGCATTGTAGTAACTACGACACACTTCTGTAACCATATGTGTTTGCCGCTTAGAAAGCAACGCCTGGGCATCAAACAACGCTTCACTGTTTTACCAATGCGGCGTCGTCTAAAATCGTTCATTAGTGTGTCTTGTGGCATTATAGTAACTTAAAGAAGTCTATGATTTCACATTGTCTACTGATGTCTTTGGTAAAGAACGCACACATTGGCTTGTCACCTTCTGTTAGTGGTACACTTAACAACTGGTTGTTTTTCATTTTAGGAAAATACCATTTTACATCATTGTAAACATTTACAATCTCAATCTTTCCATACTCATGTCTAAATGCACTTAGTGGATTGAAGAGGAATGCCTCAAACCCTCTATCATTTAAACTTGTCAATGGCATTACTTCAATTTCACTACCACACTCACTGTCTGCTACTGCAATGCTCCAATCAATGGGCATGATGATTTCATTTTGACCTATTCGCATAACCATTGCTGGACTGTTAAAACTTTCCAGGAATATCAATGGCATAAAAAAGAAATCGGGGTTTGTTGGATCATTATTGTCAAGGACTGAAAACCTAATATCGTCCTCAACTTCATCCGGCATTTTTGATAAATCAAATGTCTTATTATCTAGTGTTAGTATCAACATACTTTCTCCGTTATTGCCAAGTTACTTTCTCTATAGAGAATGGGTACTTGGCTTCTTTATAGAATTTCTTACGCTCCGTGAGGTGCCTTTTAGCGTACTTGCATGTTGACGTGATGTCCCATATCTGTACAAAATCTTTGTCTTCTGCCTTTCTAATGCCTCTGCCAATTGATTGAATTACTCTAACAAAACTCTTACCCGGCTCTAACAATACTAGATTAAAAATTCTAGGAATGTTCAAACCAACTGCGGCTACACCGTAAGTAGCAATAATAATTTTGTCATCGACGTCTCTAACTTCGTCGTAGTGTTCTTTTCTTTCGCCTAGTTTAACTTCGCCACTGATGAACACACTGTTAGGTAGCAGTTGTTCTAACTGTTTGCCAGCATCAATCCTGTCTACTAGGATAAGTGTGTTACCGGAATCTTTAATAGAATTACAAAGTTTTCCAATGTAATCAATACGTTCGCTGTCTGTGACTAGGTACTTTAATTCTTCTTGATAAGTTCTGAATTCTTTAACATCTACCATTTGTACAATGTTAACATGGCACTGACTTAACACACCTTTTTCTTGTAAGTGATGTGCAGAAATTCTGTTAACTACTGGTCCTAGTGTAGCAAGAATACTGTGAAAGTTAATGTCTTCTTTAGGAACTGTGCCAGTAAGCCCCCAACGAATAGGAGCATTAGCCATGTTCATACTTAGAAGTTTTTTCAATACTTCTGCCTTGGCCATATGTACTTCGTCGACGATTACACAGACAACGCCTTCTAGAAATTCTGCCAATGTCAGTAGTTCACTGTCTGCACTTTTCTTATCTAGAATGTTAAGACTTTGCCATGTGCAAATAGTATGTGTGCGATTTAATTCTTTTCTGTCGCCAAAGTATACGCCAACGTCTAAGCCGACGTTGCGATAATCTTCTTCAGTTTGTACAACAAGGCCTTTGTTAGGAACAATGACTAGTGTGCGTCCATATGGCTCACATAATGCTGACAATGTTGCTGTGATAATTGTTTTACCAGCACCTGTGGCAAGTTCTTGTAGGCCCTGTGGATGACTCATAAAGTTGTTGATTGCATCCAACTGATAGTCTCTTAGTACGATAGGTTGGCCAGCAATAGGATGACCTTTAGGCCATACTTTTCCTTTTTCAGCCCAGTACTGGTCAGTGATAGGCGCAAAGTCAAATTTATGAACTTGACGTAAATCTTCTATCTCTTCGATGTCAACACCACATTCTTCTAAGATAGGTAATATGACATCGAGGTGGTTAAGATAACCATTACCGCCCAGACCAAAGAAGGTTGTTGTTCCATCCCAACGTCCAAGTTTGTACTGTGGCATGTGTCTTGCATAAGGAAGTTCAAACTTCAATGCGTTAGAAAGTTTTCTCCTAATTTCTACAGGGAGACCTTCAATTTTAATGTTTACTTCGTCTCTAATTATTATTTTACAACTGGACAATTTTGTCGGCCCCCTTTAGCCTACTGCTTCGCATGGTTACAGAGTTATTATAATAGTATACGGTAGAAAAGTCATTCAAGTATGCTGCCATTCTACCGAAGTCATGTGTACTGGTTATGATGGCAGTAGTCGGAGACCATGCCGCTTTAAGCAACGGTTTAGGTATTCTTGTTCTTAAAATAAAAACTACCTTGGTTGTTGAGTCTATATAATTATTTAAGTTGTTATCCTTGACAAATTGGTTAAATTGCTGGCTGTCAGTTTGCTCATTTTTTAATCTAAAGAACACATTCATTTTATCTTTAGGAACAAACTTGGCAAACTCATCTACAAGTGACTTAACTGTGTCAAAAATTTGATTATTTTCCTCTACTACCACAACCAGCGGCCATTGATTTAGTGTGTTAACGGTAGATACTAAATCACTTAAAGAATAATTTTCAGGATTGATTCTATACCGTGACGAGAATTCGTAAGAAACTTTTCTTGCAAGTGTGTCTTCGGCAATTTCTGATATTTTTTTCAGCAAATTTCGTGATTTTAGTGGTATACCTAGAGATTTTGCATAGTCCACATACTCTAAGATATTGTTATCTGAAAAATTTTCAATTTTTTTAGAAAAAACTTCTTCGCACTTTGCGTTTGAATTTTTTAAAATTAATTTTCCGTTTTCGTAATCAAGGTAAGGTGCAAAATTATCAGGATTTTCCAGGATTTTTTCAATTTTTTCACAAATTTCACGAATTTCGTCAGTGACAGTGAATTCCATTGATTCAAGTCCTTTGACAATGCTGTGAAGATTACGTTCAGTGTAAGCAACACGTTTAATGCTTTTGTCACTGCCACTATAGGCACTTAAATTTTCTTCAATTTTTGACCAATTTTCGGCAAATTTCTTGGAAAATACGTATTTGACCATGATTACTGGCTTTTTGCTTTCAGGGTCAGTGTCAATCCAAATACTTTGTGTTCGGTCAATGACTCGTAATGGCCACTTGAGTGTTTTTAACGATAAAACTTCGTCCACTGCTACGTCACATTTTTCCAATCCTGACCTATATTTTTCAATTTTCTTCAAACTTAGGTCAAGTTGGCGATCTGTTAAGGCAATTTTCTTTGCAATCTGCCTTCCAAGACTAGTAACCAATTTGATATCTTGAGCGTCAACTCGAATGTTGACTTTTCTTGGACGTAGGCCTGCTAAAATTTCGATTGTGTCTTCGACTGTCATCATATATTAACAGTATAACACAAAAATATAAGAAGTCAAGTCATAGTTTATCAAGTAATCGACGTTGAGGTATTCCTTGTGCCAATTCTTCTACCAACCATTCAGTGTGTATGAGTTTCTTAAACCAATCTTCTCTATTAGGTAATGAAATATTTTCAATATTTTCAATGTTGTCGCTGACCTCATAGGCCAAACTAGTTGGACCAGTTATAATTGGGCATCCGTTGATGGCAGACTGAACGGCAACACCACTGTTCCAATTAATTACACAATGATAATCGTGTGCTAGATTATAATTGTCATAGGAT